ATTAACAGGGCCTAAAGGATCTACTGCATCCGGAGCTGATGTAACAGGACTTCCTAAATACTATGCTATGTTCGGAGGAGCAACAGGATTAACAGATACTACTTCTGGATCTATTTTAATGGCTCCTACTCCAGATGCCAATTATGTTATTAAAATATACGGAAATGCAATGCCAACAGGATTAGGGACTAATACTTCTGGGACTTATATAAGCCGTTATTTCCCTCAAGGGCTTTTATATGCAGCATTGGTTGAGGCATATGGATTCTTAAAAGGTCCACAAGATATGTTGACACTATATGAAAACAAGTATAAACAAGAACTACAAAAGTTTGCATCACTGCAAATTGGAAGAAGAAGACGAGACGATTACACGGATGGAACTATAAGAATACCAATCGAGTCACCGCCTCAGTAATTAGGAGAAAATTTATGGCAATAACATCAGCAATAGCAAACACTTTTAAAACAGAGATTTTAACAGCGACGCATAATTTTACAGCTACGTCTGGAAATACTTTTAATTTAGCTTTATATACAAGTTCAGCAACATTAAGTGCATCTACTACAGCTTATAGTGATACAGCTGAAATAACGAATTCATCTGGAACAGCATACACAGCTAAAGGAAAAGCTTTAACAAGTGTTACACCAGCTTTAGATTCATCTACAGCTGTTTGTGACTTTGCAGATGTCTCTTGGACATCAGCTTCTTTTACAGCTAATGGTTGTTTAATTTTTAATGATTCAGCTAGTGGTGATCCTGCATGTTGTGCAGTAGCTTTCGGGGGAGACAAAACTGTTTCTAGTGGAACTTTCACAATTCAATTTCCGGCAGCAGCAGCTACGACCGCAATTATTCGGATAGCATAAGGAGGGACTCCTTATGGCATCGATTTGGGGTGGAGATAGTCCTGCAGTAGCCTGGGGACAAAACACTTGGCAATCTAATACAGTCGCTCAATCATTAACAGCACCAGCAACTTTAACATCTTCAATTGGCTCTGTAGTAGCTGCCAACGAAGAAGGTTGGGGTCGACAAGAATGGGGCAACTCTGGTTGGGGTGTAGAATATTCAGTTGCTTTAACTGGTGTCGGTGCAACTTCTAGTGTTGGTAGTGTCATAGCCACTCAAGTTATAACAGCCGAATTAACTGCCCCTTCAACTTTAACATCTTCATTAGGATCATTAACTCTTGACCTAACTTCTATTGCAGCTTTAACTGGTGTCAGTGTAACATCTTCAGTAGGCGATTTTGATAATGCCGGAACTTTAGTTGGTTGGGGTAGAAATGGTTGGGGTGAAGAACCATGGGGAGATTCATTTAATAAATTAGTTCAACCGTCAGGATTAAGTGTAACCGCTTCGGTAGGTGCTATTACCCCTGCTGATGTTGTAGGATTAACTGGTGTAGGTGCAACTTCTTCAGTGGGTGCTCTTTCACATACAATGACTTACGCTATAGATGGTGTAGGTGCATCTTCTTCAGTGGGAGCTATTGTTCCAGAAATAGGAGTTCCTTTAACAGGAATAGGCGCAACAGCTTCGGTAGGTGCTATTGCACCAGCTGATGTAATGGGCTTAACAGGGGTTTCTGCAACTGCAAGTCTTGGTGATCTTACTATAACTCAAACAGTAATAGTTAATGTCACAGCACCTTCAACTTTAACATCTTCAGTAGGCGCTATTATACCTGAAATTGGAGTTCCTTTAACAGGTCTTTCAGCAACTGTTTCAGTAGGAGCAATTACTCCTGCAGATGTAATGGGATTGACTGGAGTATCAGCAACTGCTAGTGTAGGGAATCCAGCACCAATAGGATGGGGACGTGTTACAGCTGAACAAACAGGTAACTATACTCAAGTAACAGCTACTCAAACTGGTAATTGGACTAGAATTACTAAAGGTGATTGACAATATGAACAAAACAAAATATAAAAACAACTAAGTAAACTAGGAGAACAAAATTATGCCTTCAACATACACAGATCTTGGCTTAGAGCTAATGGCAACCGGCGAAAACGCTGGGGAATGGGGAACAAAAACAAATACAAATTTACAAATTATAGAACAAATTTCAGGTGGCTATATAACACAAGCCATAGCGGGCACAGGAACTACAGCATTTGTTAAAGATAATGGAGCAGTAGATGCTCTTATTGCAAGTAGAGTAATTGTTTTTACAGGTGCACTATCGGGTACAAGAGTTGTAACTTTTCCAGTTCTTACAGAAAATTTTTACATTATTAAAAACGCAACTACAGAAGCGTACACTTTACAACTTAAAGCAGCTAGTGGTTCAGGATCAACTGTTACTTGGGCTACTGATGATAAAGGATGGAAACTTGTATATTTTGATGGTGTAGCAACTAACACAGGTGTTGTTGAGCCAGGCTTTTCAACTACAGCCGGAGACGTAACTCTTACAGGAACACAAACTTTAACAAACAAAACTTTAACAAGTCCTAAAATTGGTACTTCTATTTTAGATACTAATGGACTTCAATTAGCTCTTTTAACAGCTACAGGCTCTGCAGTTAATGAAATTACATTAGCAAACGCTGCTTCAGGATCCAACCCTACACTTACTGCATCAGGCGATGATTCGAATATAGGAATTTCCTTAGCAACTAAAGGAAGTGGAGTTATTAAAGCTGAAGATAGTGGCGGAACAGTTTCTGCAGTTAAAATTGCAGGCACAGAAACGATGTGGATACCTGCAAATGCACTTTATCTTCCTACAACTAATCCCGCTGACGCGGCATCAGTTGAAACAACAGCAGTTCGACCTGAATTAAAAGTTTTAGATTTTGATGCAGGTACAGCACAATATGCACAGTTTGCTATTGCAATGCCAAAATCATGGAATTTAGGAACAGTAACCTATCAAGTTTTTTGGACCCCAAGTACTACGAATACGGATAACTGTATTTTTGGTCTTCAAGGTGTCAGCTGTAGTGAAGGCGACACAGCCGATGTAGCTTTTGGAACAGCTGTAGAAGTCACAGATGCTGGAATCGGAACTGTAGAAGATGTACAAATGACGGCCGTGAGTGGTGCAATAACAATTGCCGGATCTCCAGCTGACAATGATCAAACATTTTTTCAATTATATAGAGATGCAGCAGATGGTAGTGACACCTTTACAGGTGAGGCACGAGTGTTAGGAATTAAATTATTCTATACTACTGACGCTGCTAACGACGCATAAGGAGAATAGAATATGTCTTTTGGATACCAAGTTTTAGGTTTTGGATCTGGTGGAGGTCTCGGACCCGCAGTTGCAATAGTCTATGATTGTATAGCAGGCGGTGGCTCAGGTCAAGCAGGACCAGGGTGGTCCGGAAACGAAGTAACAGGAGGTTCAGGTGGTGGTGGATTTATTTCTAATACTTCAGTCGATTTTTATGGAGGTTCAACATATACACTCACAGTAGGTGGAGGTGGTGGAACTAGTCGAAACAAGGGAGTCAACTCAACAATTGTTGGCGACGGCGATGTCAACATCATAGCTCTTGGTGGTGGTTATGGTGGAGATCATTATGGCCAAGCTGGTAGTAGTGGCGGATCTGGTGGTGGCGGAGGTTACGCCGGCGGTGCTGGTGCCGGTACAGCAGATCAAGGAAATGCTGGGAGTGCTTCTTGCGGATCAGCCCCAGGAAGAGTCGCTGGTGGCGGTGGCGGAAAAGGTGGCGCAGGTGGTTGCAATGGAACTAAGGGCACCAGTGGTGCTGGCGCAACATCATCTATACCAACTGTTAGTGGTACTTTTTCAGTAGGTGGAGAAGGAAACGGTCCATCACATACTAACAATGCTAATGGTGGAGCTAACACAGGAGATGGTGCAAACGCGGAGGGAGATGGTGGCTCTGGTAGAATTCATTTAAAAATTCTTACATCAGAATACACAGGCACTACAACTGGTTCACCTGCAGTTTCAACATCAGGTTCTTATACAATTTTACAATATACAGGTACAGGGACCTACAAAGCATAATGGCACATTTCGCAAAAATAGGAGAAGGAAACATAGTTGAAACAGTTGTAGTAGTACATAACGATGTTGCAACAACAGAACAAGCAGGAATAGATTTTTTAAAAAACCTATATAAAGACCCTTCAGCAACTTGGGTTCAAACATCTTATAATAATAATTTTAGAAAAATATTTGCTGGAATAGGTGGCACATATGATAGTGAGAATGATAGATTTTTACCTCCCAAACTTTATCCAAGTTTAATTTTTAATGAAGAGAAATACAGGTACGAACCGCCTGTACCAATACCTGATGATCATGCAGAAAAAAATTATGACTGGGATGAAGAAAGTTTAAGTTGGGTAGAAATACCTGAAGAAAGTTAAAATCATAAAGGAGCAGTATATTAAAGACGAAAGGAAGGAAGAGTGCAATCAAAAATACAGGGGTTATTTCCAATACCTATTTATTCAACAGATATAGATAGAAATTTTACTAAAAAAGAATTAAATTTTGTAAAGGATCAAAAAAACTATTGTACTAATAATGAAGGAAATATTAGTACTACCGACAACTATATATTAAACAAACCAGAACTTAAAAAAATTAAAAAATTTTTAGATGAATGTTGTAAGGATTATTTGAAAACAGTCATATGTCCACAAAATAATGTTGAAATTTATATTACACAATCTTGGTTAAGTTATACTGAGGAAAATCAATTTCATCATATGCACGATCATCCCAACTCAGTAGTATCTGGTGTTTTATATTTGGATTGTGATAAAGATAATGATAGAATACATTTTTTTAGTCCATTAACATATGCCCACATTTCCCCTGAAATAAATGAAACGAAACGTAATGTTTGGAACTCTACTTCTTGGTGGTTTGCTGTAAAAACCGGACAACTATTAATGTTTCCATCAATAACAACACATAGAGTAAACGTTAAAAAAGGTTCAAATACTAGAATTAGTCTTTCATTTAACACTTTCTATAAAGGTGCTATAGGTTCAAATAAAGGTTTAACAGAGTTGATACTTTAATAACAAGATGCTTAAAATTATAGAAGACAAAAACTTTTTATCTAAAACAAATAAGAAATTTATAAAACATGTGTTCAGTAGTTTTTTTCCTTTTTTTTATCATAAATCTACCGACAGTGGTATTAAAGATGATCCTTATTTAGCTCACATTGTAATTAAAAGACCGGAGATAAGAAAAAAAACAGAACCTTATCTTAATTCTCCTCATTATTATAAAGACGTAGTAGATATCTTAAATAATTTTACTAGAAAAAATAACATAACATATAAAGAAATACTAAGAGCTTCTTTTAATTTTTCTTATGCTAACGGTAAAAAAACTTGTGGTTGGCATACGGATCATGACTTTCCTCATTGGCAGCTTGTTGTATATCTTAACGATTGTGATAAAGACAGTTTTACTGTGTTAAAAGAAAACAATAAAAC